GTTTGTCTTTCTTCCGGAGGTAATAATATATCTCGGAAAGCGATAAACGAACGGATGAGAGGAGGTATTTTATCTCCTTGTACCACATTTTTAGCGTTAGCCTTTGAGACATACGAAAGTCTCATACCGGATAACTCTGCTAAAAGCCGAGTTACCTCGGATAAAGCAGTTAAATCTAATGGAATCCAAAGTTCTCCATCTTGCTCAAACAATAAATCTCTGATGTTATTCTCATGAATGGCTGCTTCTAAAGAAGTAATCACTCGTTCGAATTCATCTTCTAATAATTGGAGTTTTAAAATATTAAATTCATCTTCTGCTTCAAAGATCTCCGAAAGGAGAGCCTTGGTAGCAATAAGAGGAAATTTATGATAAAGCTCACAATCTTTAAGAGATTTATGCGTTCTACAAATATCATCAAATTCTTTATTAAACTTATCTCTATAAAATAGAATAAGTTCACTAATAAATCGGATTTGGTCAGATATAGGGTAGGCATTACGTTTACACAAACTATTAATATCCTGCCGTAAGGCAGCCATTAATTGTGAAACACTAAACGTGTTTTTCTCCACCTGTAAGGGTGAGGAAAGCATACATAGTAATGCATTAACCATTCTAGAGGGAATTTTCCCTTTAGATAAATCGCGCGAAAATAATCTCCAAGTACGAGGAGAGCTTATAGCTCTAATCATATTTAAAGGATTATCTAGCGTAATAAAACCTTTCCAGGCCAGTCTATTAACGAACTCAGCTTTTGCTGCTACGGAAGTAATTCCGGAGTAAACAGAAGTAAATCTATCTCTCATTTGAATAGAAAGAACTTCTTTCAATGAGATAGGTGATAGGTTAGTATGTCCTAAGATGTTTTGAGAGGCAAATTGAAAGAACTCTTTATTAGATACAAAAGATTTAGCAAAACCAATCGTTATACCATGGTCTCTACAGACCGAAGTATAAGATTGTGCAACATCTTTATCTCCAATAATAATGTCATCACCTAACACTAAATAATCTTTAAACGAATGGCGATTTATTCGCCATGCCGCATAAAATACTAAGAAGTGATGGACGATAGCAAGAGAACTCCACGACGATAAGGTCCCCATGGGTTGACCTCGAGAATAACGATATTTTGTTATTACATCATTACCCTGACTATCTTTTTCTTTAAAAAGATAATCTCTATCAACTAAAACTTTCATCCATAAATTCACAATATCCTTTTCAGGATTAATGGAATTCATCCAAGGTCGTAAAACCGAGGTATATAAGGATTGCGGGATTAAGTCGGTAGCGGATTTAAGGTCATATGATGCAATAAAATCATGATGTCTAGATGAAAATTCTTCTACTCTACCTAATTGATTAAAGGTAGCATCACTAGGAATGAGTTTTAAAATTTCAAACATTGATTCCTGTAATGGCCGTAAGGCCACTTGGGTCCAATAATCTGAAATAGCAAAAACTCTTATTTTCCCAGCTGCTTCTTCTTTAATAGCTAATTTACCCATTGAAACTTTTTCAACGGCTTCTTCAGCATTAGATGAAGTAAAAGAAGGATCATCTCGATATAAATCAGGAATCTGTGCTTTATAAAGTGCAGCAAAATATCTTATTTTTAAGATAAACTCTTGAACACCATCTACTCTAATGTTTCTAGGACCTAAAGGTCCCGAACATACAGCATGTAAGTATTCCATTAAAGGAGTATTTTTCATGTCATGATATAAAGCACTGAAAGGTGCTGACATCCATGAAGTATTATGGGTAGGGCTTGCAGTCGAAATTAAAGGAAGATCACTAGGATCTAAACTAAAATCACACTTAATTCTTTGA